GAAACAGTTACCATTATTTCATCGGTATTCGGGCGCCAGTCGGTAGCCTTCGTGCCATGTTCTATTTTCAGTTTTCTGATATCCAAAGGCACATTTGGAGTAGTCATAGACAATAAGAAAAATTCGCTATCTGTGGCTTTTTCCAGTTTTATCCTTGTCCATTTATTTGGAGGAACGCTTTTGTTCCAAATCATTACAGCTCCAGAGTGTGAGTGCCGAACATCAATGGATTTGGAGTAAAATCCGTCATTAGAACCTTCTATTCTAAACCCATACAGAGAAACAGCCTTTCCACTGGCTGGAGTAACTCTTGTAAACTTTCCTGTTGCATCTTCCATAACCACAGAAGTTCCTGTTCCTGTATCATTAGCACCAAGCATAGGAGTTAAAGTGTTTTTCACTAAATTTTCCCCACCTATCATCACATCATTCAGCATTTTTGTAACTTCTGCTTTTGATATATCAGCAGTTCCTCCTCCGCTGGATGTAGGAATAAATGGTTTTATTGCTTCATAAAACTTGTCAGCTTCAATATTAGAAGCATCTATACTTGCCTTGTATTGAATTACACTATGCATATTCCCAATTGCTCCGCCATCTGCCTTTCTATCTAATTCAATAAAAGTCTTCTCAAAACATTTTCGGAGGTTTGCTTCTGTAATTTCTCCGTTATTATTATCGGGAAGAAGTTGGTTGATTTCTTCTAATGTTGTTAAATTACTCATAGTCCTTTATATTCTAAATCCTTTACTAAATCCTTTGGAGAATCCTCCTACTTGTTTTTTCTCCGCCTCCTCTCCTATTTCTGCGATGCTTCCTGCATATTCATACAGCCCTGTATTGGCTGAAAAAGTGAAACTTACCATGTTATCCTCTTCGAATTTCTTCCCAGAAGTAGCATCTCCGCTGGTAAGGTATGCAGCGTTTCTAAGATTCCCCAGAACCCAAACTCTGCCGTTACTATCCGAAACCAAAAACACCAGTCCAGAATTCCCCGTTTGAGAAAGAAAACCAAGGTTTCTAGGCGTCATTCCTGTCAGCTGAAACGAAAGCTCGCTCATCTGCTTCCATCTCTTTGCGCTGCCAGTGACCTTCTCCGATAGAGAACCTTGGTCTAGATAAACATCCACAGCCTTTAGGCTTTTTCCGTGTTTGAGTAAAATATTTCCTTTAGAAATTGTCCTGCTGTCTTCGTAGCCCTCCGCTTCGGGAAGAACTATTTTCGCAAAGTCCCAAACAGAAGCATAGTAGAGCCTCACCAAAATACCTCCAAACACCTCTGTGCTTGGACAATAATGCAAATCTTCTGTATGTATTTCTGTAATCACAAAAACAAAAATAGCACCCCGCAGGGTGCTAAAAAAAGACATCATATTACAAGAAGAGACCTCCCTTTTTTGCGATGATAGGTACTTTCGGCTGAGAATCTTCCCCACTCCAGCAAGGGAATTTGTCCCTGTATATACTTAGATAATCCCATATTTGTGTAAGATAGCGTTCACTTCCTCTGATATGGCGTACCTGAAATATTCTTTTTTCCTCATCTGTAAGCACTACAGACTTCTGCCACGGTAATTCCTCATACTGCACCACGATGCCTGTGCTGGTAAACAGAAAGCCCTGTTCCGCCGCCGCATCTGCGATAGCCTTCTCAATGCAGTATTTCATTATCATACCTCTTAATTCATCATCGCCCAGAAGAACATCTGCTTCACAAGGTTTCATTTTGGAAAGAAACTCATCCAAAGCACCACGCATCAAATCTGAAAGCATCAAATAAACCTCTGGAGAAATTTCTCCGAAGTAATATCTCGTTTCAGAAAACGGCAGAAGTGAGAAACTTCTCTTGAAAAAAGGCAGTTCCTGTTTTTCCGCCAAAAGATTCAAGGCTTTTGCTAAATAAAAATCTGCCTTTCTGAGCCAACTCAAAGCCAAGTCACGAACATCCCACCAGCTGGCGTTTTTAGTCGTTCCCTGCTCATATTGGTTGATTCCATAGTTACTCAGATGAACCTTTATCCTCGGAAGCGACAAAACAAAGCTGTAATGAAGCCCTGCCGTTACCAAATTATTATAAGCCGTTGGATTGGAGGTTTCCAGCTCTTGGAATACTTCTTTGTCTACCAAGGAGAAAATCTTTCTCTCAAATCCATACTGCTGGTCTATCAATTCAAAATCAAAATTCTTCGGAAAGCTCACCAGCTCTCTGGCTTTCTGCTCTGTTATTTTTTCCATTGTTACTATATTTTCCGCACTGATTACGAAACTTTTACTTTTGGTAATTTAATTCTTAACTGCCACTTGTCCATTTGCGTTTTTGTCCAAAGTTGTCAGATTGATATTCGGGAATTTTGCCACGAGGTCTTTGTTCCAGTTATTCCATTTCTGAATTAGCCTAAAAACCCAAAGCGTTCGGGCGTGTTTCCTCGGAAGTCTCGCACAAAGAATCGTCCATGCCTCCCGTTTATCAGAACCAGAACCGCTCAAGTTTTTTCCACCAGGAACACCCGCTCCCAGCAGGGCTGGATCTACCCCCATAGAGAACAAAATCTCCGAGTTTCCTGCGCTGGCATCGGGCAGAAAATCACCGCCAGCCTGTGTCTGCTTGATTTCCTCAATCTGAATTCCCTTTATCAGCTCTCCCGAGTTTTTATCCCTAAAAAATGGAGAAATCAAACTTTTTCCGCTTCCTTTATTCCCCGTCATCTCTTTGTCTATGCTGTTTACCAGCTCTTCTCGGTATCTATTTTTCAGCTCACTGTCGAACTTCGCCCACTCATCCTTTCCATATCTGTGAATGAAGAAATCATCAGCGATATGAATCATATATTTAAAGTTAAACTGCTGTTCAAACATTCGTTTTTTCAACTCTGGAACGGACAGAACTACATCCATCCAGCCGTTTTTGAATGAAGAATGCCAGCCAACCGATGGATAAACTTTCTCTATCATCAAGGTATTGACAATAGGAACAATGAATTTGCTGATTTTCTTCGCCTTGCAGTAGTCTTTGATTTCCTGCATGGACAAATTCTGCCCGAAGCATCGCACCTTTATGGTATCTTTTTCGTTAATATCCGCTTCGCCCCACGCAGAATTGATGTAGATATTTTCTATCATACCGTTTTTGGGCTTTTCGAACCTACAGAACCCCGCCTGTTGTCTTGATACAGAAATAATTTCTTCGCCGTTTGGACTCAGCAGAAATTCTGGAAAAGCAATACCAAAACACTCAAAATCCGCCACCAAATCGCTCAATACCAATTCAAACTGCGTTCTATCAAAAAAATCATAGATATCTGGCTCACTGCTGGGAATTTTTTCTCTAAACTCTGCGTCGCCCTCGGTTTCCACTAATTCAAAAACCTTCAGCCCCAGCCCATAATGAGCCGAAGTAAGCACCTCCAATCCGCCCAAAGCAGCGCCCACCATCGCCACTTTTTCCATCAGGCGTTTAGGATATTGGTTATCATCGCCCCAGTTACACCAGTTATTGGAATCCGTAGCCGATGCATTTATTTTCGCAACACTGTGAGGCTCAGCGCTGGCACCTTTGGCAGCACCGCTGAATCTCACCACAGAATTACCCCCTACTATATAGGTATCCTTGTCTATTTTCTGCATTTTTATTTATTTTTTTTATTAAAAAACCACCTTTTTGCCGTTAAATTCCTCGATGAAAATAATGTGTATTTTCTTTATTTCGCCGTTTTTCAGTTTGATATTCCTGGTGCGATTTTCCCAGTGGTTCGGATTTTTAAAAGGCGTTTCATCCGCCAGCCTTACCGCCCCTTTTTTCGCAGGAGGACGAAGCAAAACAGCATCCTCGTAACTTATCAATTTTCCCCCCGTTTTATTTTGCAGGTTAAAACTCCTAATTTTTAGAGAAAAAGGAACAGGATTTTTGCGGGCATCTACTTTTTTCATTTCCGTGAGAACATCAGATAAAAACAGCGTTTTTTCCATACCGCAAATATCAAACAACACACTGAAAGCATAAAAGACACACCAAAAAACACGAAAAAACAAGGCTCTTTCTCAAAATTTTGAAACTAATCATTTGTTTATCAAACTATTAACCTATGAAATTTTTATTTTTTTCTCAAAGTGTGCAAAAGCCCCCACGAGCCGCCTTAGTTTTTTCTACAATTGCAGTTTTATTTTTTACCGAAATATGAAAGGGACTTCCCGAAATGCTGGAAAGCCAAAAACAAAAAAATCCCCTCGGAATGAGGAGACTCTGTAGGTTTTAAATGTTAGTAATAATAAAGGAATCGGAGTAGTCGTAATCCAAAAGATAACTGAACTGCCAAAACAAACAGTAATCCAGCGTATCCGAAAAGTGAGTGGCGTGTTCCTGTGGAATTGTACTGCTTCGCTCGGAGGATTTGTCTTTCTTAAAGGCATCATCGCTTGTCAGTGGTGCATTCTCCATTGATATTATCAAATTCGGACACTGGTTTTCATTTATCCTAACAATAGGAAGCCGAGGATTCTGCTCGGAAAGAATTTCGTTAATCAATCTGAATTTCTGTATATGCTCGGGATTATTCGTGTTCGGTGTCTGGTTAATCACTATCCAGCCAGCCGAACGGAGCGCATTCTCTACATCTTCTGCCAATGTAGTCTTGGAATTTGCCTCAGACTTGTAACCAGAGCGGTCATGATACAGATGCACTACATTACAGCTGGATTGGTGGTGTTTATAGTAGTCGATGAACTGCTTAACCATATCGGAAAGTTTATCTGGGTTCTTCGCAAAGAACTCCTTGATGAATCTTATCTCTCCTTGGCTTTCTAAATACTGCGATACTGTCCCGCAGTTAATTCTTCCACCAAAATCCAAATTGAATTGAAGCGGAACACCACGCACCAGGTCAGTGTCATACTTACTGCTTGGCACATAGTTTTCTGTCAAATCCCCCAAAGCATCAATATCGTATTTATACTTATAATAATGGTTCTTGGTCAGCTGTGCATAGAAGCCGTCCGCAATCTTCCCAGGGCGGATGTTCAGTATCTCAGCTTCAAACATAGTCTTAGAGAGTGCCTCTCTTCTCATCTTCTCTATCCAGCCAGACTTTAGGTTGTGAATATTTACTTTCGAAGATGCTTTGATAAAGGTATATTCTTTTGGGTTTTCTATTGCCATTTTCTCCCTATTAGTAAACCATTCCCCCTTCTTGGTCATAGCCACGGAAGAAACGAATATCTCGGCATGAAGCATAGATTTACCTTTGAATATTTCCTTCTTTGCCCTGTTAGTTGTCAAAACATTGTTGAATAATCGGTCGTAGGTAAGCAATACAGCCTCGTCGCCCATTACCCAATAAGAATTCAACCCCCTTCCTGAATTGGGATTGTCTAGCGAAACCATCACCGCAATGGCGCCATTTCTGAAATGAATTACATTATTCCAGCTGTCGGGCGCTTGGAATGGTCGCTCGAATCCCATAGATACACCGCTCTTTCCCACTACATAGTCATAACCTTCATACAGCCCGAACATCTCCAGCCCCTCCTTGGTAGATGGCAGGGTTCTGGACTTTATCTGCACAAAGGTCTCCCCCACAATCACACCAGTAGAGCGTGGCATCTGCCTCACGGCTTCCTTTAAAAACCACCCCAATACAGTAGACTTGCCCGACCCCCTCGCTGCTTCTATTGTGATATAAGGAATTTTATAACGATGGTTTGCCAACACTGCCGCCATCTGCATGGGATTGAGCAGAATCTCTTTCTGTGGCTTTATCAAATTGCTAATCTCTCTATTCATCATCATCTTCCGTTTCTTCTACTTCCCTAAATTCTGCATCCTCGATTTCTAAATTATTAAAATCTACCACACCATACGCAAACTCCTTATC